TGAGCTTATACTGGAACTGGAATCCACTAAAGAACACTTGAAGAGGTACACCGCACCCTCGCGCAAGAAAACGTACTACGAAAACCACAAAGAAGAATTGAAAGAAAAGTCACGGAATTTCGTGGTTTCTAAAGAAAAGAAAAGGGAATACAACCGCAGGTATGCGGAAAAGAAAGCCGCACAAAAACAGCTAAATAAAGCTGGAGTTCGTCCTTCGTTATTAGGCGATTTTTCTCCAAATATACCTGAAAACGGATATAAAGAATAGATGCGAGAACATACTAATTATAAAATATTTAGAAATTGTATATGTCTACACAATGTGAACACGGCAAAAGAAAAAGATATTGTGTCGACTGCGGAGGAAGTCAAATCTGTATTCATAAAAAACGTAAATCTAGGTGTCCTGAATGTGGAGGTAACGAATTCTGTCAACACCAAATATTTAAATACCGTTGTTTTGAATGTGGTGGTAACTCCATTTGTGACCATAATAACCGTAGAGATAGATGTAAAGATTGTGTACATTTATTATTTTGTGAACATAATAACCGTAAAGCGACATGTCAATTATGTAAAGAGGAACGTACATGCCAGCATAACAAGACACGTGATAAGTGTAATATTTGTAATCCTACTTATTATCACTGCGAACATCATATTACAAAGAATAATTGTAAAATATGTTCAACGACTGCTTATTGTCAACACGGAAAATACAAGCCACGGTGTAAAGAATGCGGAGGTTCATCATTATGTCAATCTACGTTCTGTGATAAAATGGCCATCAAACGCTATAACAATTATTGTCTAACGTGTTGTATTCACGTTTGTCCAGAAATCGAGGTGATCAGAAATTACAAGACCAAAGAGCGCAATGTAGTAGAACATGTATTGGAACGATTTCCTGATTTTACCTGGGTTTCCGACAAAAAGGTCCAAGACGGGTGTTCCAAGCGTCGTCCCGACCTATTACTCGATTATGGATCACACATTATCATTGTAGAAATCGACGAAAATCGTCACGAAGATTACGAAAGCGCCTGTGAAAATAAGCGTATGATGGAAATTTCGCAAGATGTCGGACACCGACCCATCGTATTTATCCGGTTCAATCCCGACGACTACATCAATGACGACGGTAAAAAAGTGACCTCCTGTTGGAAAACCAACAAATTGGGGGTGTGCTCCATTCCTGTCTCCAAACAACCGGAATGGAACATGCGCATTGAAACTCTCTTGAACACGATACAACAATGTATGGCCTCTCCGAGCGAAAAGACCATCGATATTGTGGAACTGTTTTACTAGATACAGTAATCACCTCTGTAAACGCACCGCGACCCGTTTATCCGACGGCGATGCGTTTTTATCCAGACGATATTGCCCGCAGGGTCCACAGTGATCCTCGTTCGACCAATCTATTTTATGGTCTAATTTGGTAGTACATTCCTCGATTCTCCACCTACCTACCGGCATAGGTAATTCTCTGAAAAACAGTCGTTTGATGGCACTCACAACTTGTCTCATCGTATGGTAATATATACACAGCTTTGTTTTTATCAAAATAAACTAGCGCCGGCATCTAGACCGTTTCACCTAAAACCATGTTGGATTCGATGAATGTGCGCAGATAGTCTTCTCGGAAAATTTCCCGTTTACCCTCGTGCTTTTTTGAAAACACGTATTTTTCGTCCTCTTTTTTTACAGACCATCCTTGATCAAGTGCGTTCATAATAAATGTCATCTTTTTTAAATGAAGCCAACTCATTTTAATGGTAGGATCTGTATCCATAATCCAACTACCCTCCGTCAATAAAATATGATTTATTTAATTAATTCATATTTTCCGATAAATTATATAGAATTATCGCCCACCTAATAAGATAAAACAAAAACATAAAAAATCCCCCAAATTCTGTATATTTGTTTAATATAGAACTGTAGGAGAAAATGGAATCGACTGCGCTTAAAAACTTTATAAGAAAACGTGACCCCACTACCCATACTATTGATAAAAAACACTCCCAAATGTTGGAACATTTTAACAAAATAGAGACAGAAATTATTCCTCAATTGCGCGGCGAAATTCACGAAATCAAACAAATCGTCTCTGACATCTCCAGTAAAATGGATGCGGATACTGAAAATCAAGGTAAATTAGTAGATCAACGAATAGAACTTCAGGACAAAATGGAATTACTTAAAACCCGGATAAAGTCCCTAAAGCGCGAAAAAAAACAGTACTTTTTGGAAAATTCCACCCATATTTTCAATTATTTTGAAGAAAAGAAACAAATATCGTCGGGGGAAAAACAACACGTGAATGTTCTCAATTCCTTCTTCAAAGTCAAACCCAAGGAAAACGACACCACCGAACAAGCCGCCGAAAATCAGACTAAAATTAAGCACAACATCAACCAATATTGGAAAAACGTGGACAACGAAATCACCAACATCCAGGATTTCGTGGTCCCCACCGACGTGTGTACGTTTTGCCACAAGGGGGAATTCATTCCCCAAGACGAAGAGGGCATTTTGATCTGTAACAGCCCCCTATGCGGTAAATTCATCAGCTACATTGTGGACAGCAACAAACCGTCCAACAAAGAACCGCCCAATGAAGTCTCTTACACTGCCTATATTCGTCTCAACCATTTCAAGGAAATATTGTCGCAATTTCAGGCCAAAGAAACCACCCAAATTCCGGAGAGCGTCATCGAAGACATCAAGCGACGCATCAAAAAGGAGCGCATCAAGGATTATGCGAAAGAACTCAACTACGACAAGATGCGCGAAATTTTGCGGAAATTGGGCTACAACAAATATTTCGAGCATATTCAGTATATCAATTCGATATTCGGGATACGCCCGCCCATCATGAGCGACGAACTTCACGAAACCCTCTGTGTGTTGTTCATCGAAATACAGAAACCATGGGCGCTCCATTGTCCCCCCGATCGCACCAATTTTTTCAATTACACGTATACCCTCTATCAATTGTGTGTATTGTTGGACCAGACCCAGTATTTGCCGTATATTCCGTTGTTGCGCGATCTCATCAAACAGCGTCAAATGGACCTCATTTGGAAAGAAGTGTGTGCGGAACTGGGCTGGCAGTATTTTCCCACGGTTTAGACCACATAAATATATAGATATAGTACAATGAAACGGGTCGGCGATGTATTTTGGAAATACATATTGACAATTTCCAGTTTCGGGTTTTTAGTACCGATTTTATTTACCACGAATCCCCTTTTTATCGTATTATTTTTCACCGTTTCTTTTGCGTCGGCCATGTTTTGGATAGATAGTGTCGAAAATTCGGTATTCCATACGATGGATGCGGCCATGGCGAGAATCGGTATTTTGTCCGTGCTGATATACAAATTATTTATCAATACAAATAATTTACAACTATTCTTGGGAATGGCGCTCGTAACGTTTTGGTTTATCTACAAATCGAACGTGGCGTCGCGAAAAAAATGGGCCGGCAAATCCCATATATTGTTTCATCTGTATTCCCACTTGGCGCTTATTGCGACAGGTATTGTGGCATTTTTACCTCCTCTCGAAGTTTAGTGTGGCCAATATTTTTTTTGGGGGGATTACCGGACGATTTCGTACCGGTCGTTATCCGGATAGTAATAGATACGCGCGCGTTTGTTCTCGTATTTGACTTCTGGTACGTCGTGATCCAGCGTACTCACGACGGTACCCTCATGTGGTTTATTGTCCGCATCGTAGAACTGTATAAGTTCCTTGTACTCGAGGTCGGGTACAAACTTTTTTTCTCCGGTGGGTAAAACCACATTCCTGCCCGTTTTTTGTTGTCTCGAACTACGCGATTTGGAGATGGATTTACGTTGAGTCGAAGGAACGCGTTTGGAAGTACGTCTGGTCGTGAGAACCGCCCGAGATTTCGCAGATTGGCTTGCGAGTTTTTTTAGGGTATGTGCGCGATTTTGGGATTTTAATTTTTCAACGTCGTTTTCTAAATTTCGCAAACGACGTTGAAAACCTTGTAATTGGAAATATACGTTATCCATCTTATATTATACCAAGATTTTTACAGTGTATACGTCATCCCGAGCGCTTGTAAAAATATTCTATAACAGTTATTGGATTTATTTTTGGCGTATATTTTTGGTCATTTTCTGTATTGTGAACGTCTTGTAAAAAACGAGTTGCTTGGTCACACCCATTCGTAAATGTTTGTTTCATTCTTTCGGGATGGATATCCAAAGAATTTTGTAAAATATCTATTTCCGGACGTATAATGACCAATTTATCACCAAAAATCTTTTTCATTTTTTCCAATTCAAATTCGCATAACCGATTGGAGGGAGTACAAATTAATTGCCAAATAAAAGTAAAAATGTTGGTTGGTTTGGGGGTTGGTAGTGATTTACGCGTAGAACAATCAATAAAATAATACATTCCATCAAAATTGTCATTCGCTTCTTTCTCTAAAATATAATCCAGTGGGTACATTTCCGTAATACCACCATCCGTGTATATCGTGTTATTAAATTCAATGGGGGGAACCGCCACAAATAATGCGGAAGAACAACGAATCCCCTCTAATAACGATTTACCAGAAAACCACGTATTTGTCTGATTCGACATATCATAAGCAACCACGTGGCATTTTTGTTCAGCAATTAGCAATTGCTCCTCTGTCAAATTTTTTTCTATATAATCTACGATTTTTATAGATTTGTATGCCCCCATTTTCAGTACAATCATCACTCCTAACATGAGGGTTGACGTCAAATTTATACCAAATAATTGATGTGGTTGTATTACATCAGTTAAACAAGTAATTTTATCAAAATAGGATTTTATAGGCGCGATGTTTTCACACGCCACAAATGGTGCCAAAATAGCACCAATGGATGTTCCAAATACTTGATCAATGGTATATTTGTTCGATTCCAATAATTTATGTAATACACCTAACTGAAAACAACCTCTCACCCCACCCCCCGGCAATATTACGCGTATCTTTTGTTTTTGTTCTTCTTTTTGTTCTTGGTTCATCTATATACTACTCTTTTACAAATTTTCGTCATAAAATAGGTGAACATTCTCTATGGTTTTATCTGTTTTATGTTCTGAGTGGGACCAATACTGGATTTGTTCACATAAACTGTCAAGCCTCTTTTGCCATTCCTTTACTTTGGTTTTTTTGATGGCACATGTCCCGGTTTTGTCTGTGCCCCAACACGATGGGATGCTTGTATTGTCCTTGGAAATGTATCCATCGGGATTAAATCGAATGAATACAATCGGGCGATGTCCTAAATCTTGCGATATTTCCATGATGCGTTTATTTTCACAGGAACAGTCATAATCGGTGTGTTGGTTCTCGTCAATCTCGACAATAATGATTTGGTACCCCAAATCAATAAGCAAATCGGGGCGGCGCTTGGAACAACCCTCTTGTACTTTTTTGTCGGCGATCCAAGTAAAATCGGGAAATTTTTCCAACACATGTTCAACTACATTTCGTTCTTTGGTTTTGTAATTTCTCGCATTCGGTTTATCTGGAAATACATAGATGAAACACCGAAAGCAATAACCCTCGTATTTATCTGTGGCGCGAATATCACATAGATGTGTCAAGCACTTTTTATGTTTTACATCCACCATGTCAGTCTGTTTGTGTTTGAAACAGTACAGTCCGGTCTTTTCACCAACATAATTGAAGTTCGGGCGTTTATTACAATTTTCAAACCGACATTTAGCATCTATAATATTAATCATATTATTCATTTTATGTAAACAACAATACAACGGCTCCTTAAAATTTACATAATTAAACAAAGCCCGCGTTTTACATTCTTCGTGAATACAATATTTTTTATGTTTAATATCAACCATGCCCGTTTCTTTGTGTTTTAAACAAAACAATCCGGTCCTTTCACCTTGAAAATTGAAATTAGGAATCTTCGGGCAATTTCTATATCTACATCTTCTTGTAACAATATTTACCATACCAGATAAACAGTGGTCTTTACAATAGATAGCTTTTGATTTATCATTATAATTATAACTCGGTCGTTTTTGACAGTTATTCTCAATACAATAACTATGTTTTACATCCACCATATTTTCTTTTTTGTGTTCATTACAAAATAATCCACCTTTTTGGTTAAGAAAATTAAAATTAGGAATCTTGTTACAGCCTTCTGTAACACAACGAATACTTATAACATTTACCATGTCTGATAAGCTGTGTTTTTTACAATATAATGGTTTGGATTCACCAATTTTATTATAAGATGGCATAGTTTTACATTCTTCGTATTCACACAACTTTCGGTAATATTTTTTTCTCTTTTTGTTTGTTATTTCTTGACACACAACAATATTTTCCATTATATTAGTCCTTTCTATAAGTAAATTACGCACGTTTCTTTAAATGGTTTCGGAAATAAGTTTTTTTTCTTTTTTTTTTAAATTGTATCGTTGGTTGTACTCTTTTTTTTTCTCTGGAGTTATCGTTTCTTTAATTTTTTGTTTTATTTCTTCTTTGTGATTTTCGTAATATTTTTTATTACGTGCTGGTGACGTGTATTTTTTAAGCTGTTCCTTCAATGAAGCATTTTCGCTCTCTAAAATATTAATTTTTTCCAGTAACTGTTCTTGGTCCATTTTACAATAATATAAAAACTTATATTTTTATATCATTTTAATTTCCATTTTTTCCTTACCATTTATGCTGTTACAATCTAGGGAACGACACCAAATTCATTCCGATCCCGAGCCCTGCTCCCCCGCGCGCACTGGAAGCCATGCTAGGGATGAACACGTCCAACACGGAGAACGTGGCCGCCGCCATCAACGCGATGATGACCACCTCCTCAATGTTCAACTGTTTCTTGGGGATCACGTACGCCGCAATGGCGACCATGATACCCTCAATAATGTACTTGATGGCGCGTTTGATCAATTCGCTAAAATCAAAAGTCAGACCGCTCATTTTACACGAATATTATATTATAACCAAACAAAAAAATATATATCCTGATAAAACACTTAAATAAAAATTTCTCTAAATACATATCATTGAAAAATGTCCCTGCCCTTTGAGCGGAAAAATATGCCCGACGGGTCACCCAACCCTAAATACATTGATTTGTGTGACGAAGACGCCCCTTTGGCCGGACAAAAATTCGCCTGTATGTCCTTTGTTTCTCCGGAGAAGTTGCTGAAAAAACGCGAGGTTTTCTTGTTCGACCAGTTTATCAAGCAATGGGACTTTACTAAATCCATGTCCAAATTCAAGGATTTTCTAAATTTTGCGGCGTACAAATACAATTTGAAAATCGATGACGTTATCGCGGACTTTAATGATTTCACTAAAGAAGAAGAATCCAAGCTCAAAGAGAACACGGTCGAGGACGATTACAAGAATTTTATGGATAGTAACGAGGATACCCTAAACCAACAATTTCAACGGGCGCATGCGTTTCAAACGTCGACGCGCGGCCTTAAGATTCGCGGTGTGTTTCCCACGCAGGACGAGGCCGAATTTCGCTGTAAGAAGCTGCGCGAAATCGACCCCAACCACGACATTTATGTGGGGCCGGTGGGGATGTGGATTCCTTGGGACCCCGACGCGTACAAGACGGGACGCATCGAATTCATGGAGGAGGAACTCAACCAGCTGCACAACGAGAAGATTAAGAATGAGGCCAAGGCCAAGGAGGAGTTTGAGCGTCGCGTGAAGGAGGCGAAGAAGAAGGCCATTCAGGAGAACATTGAATTGGCTAAAAAGAGCGGCAATGTGTTGACCCAGACCATCAACGAGGATGGTGAGCTCATCGGGGTGCGCGAGAAGGTGAATTTCGACGAGCGTGAAGTGGCTGAAAAAGATGCCAACATCAACATCCGCAATGAGTTGCTAAAGAAGGCGGCCGAGGCCGAGGGAGTGGAAAACATCAATATTTGAGAATGTTATTGTTTTTTACGACTGTTTTTACGACGAGACTGGGACTTTGAATTCGCCTTAATGACATATCCGCCCCGTGTGCGATTTTTGCGGGGGTTTTTGGATGATTTCCCTCCTTTTTGGGGTTTGGGGGTAAGTGGAGAAGTTTTTGGTCTGAAAAAATTAACAACAGTTCCCCACCATGACGAACCCGTTGTTGATGGGTTGGTTACTGGATTAGATGCGTTAATTACTGTTTCGGGATTTTTGTTTTCTGTTGTTGGTACCATTTTATATAAAATAGACACATTTTATATGAAAATCTCATGATACCGCGATACAAAAATAATTGTCTAATATTACCCGTATATTGATACTGCGACTCATTATGGTCGCACATACCGCTTTCGCAATAGTATCCCACGTCCCAAACAATTCGTTGTTATCCATCATTCTTTTTACACTGATAAAAATTGATTCGAATCGAATTTATTGTAAATATAATACAAACGCGCATATGAGTGAATTTACGCGAAATATTGAGGAATTAATACCAAAAATAGCCAATAACAAGGGTAGTTTGTGGAAATATATTCACAGAAATTTAAAACAAAATGTACATTTTATTGAAACCCCACATAAAGGACAAAATAGTATTTTAAGAAAACGTGGAGGACATAATAAAATCGACATTTTACTCACCGAAGAAGCATATACTCTTTTAGAGAATTCGTATAATTTACGTAATCGTAATATTACAGAAATTACAAAAAATATACATGTCGTAAAAATTCTTCCCTGTATAGAATCACAAACGATTGGATTTATTGAAAACACTTACCTTAATTGCGTAGAAACCATTCGTCAATTCATTATTGGTGATTATCGAGTTGATTTGTATTTTCCACACTATAACATAATTATTGAGTGTGATGAATTTGGACACAACGACCGCTGCAAAAATGATGAATTAAAAAGAGAACAATATTTATTATCATTGGGAAATATCATTATTCGGTATAATCCTAATGAAATCAATTTTGATTTGTCCACCGTTTTGAGACAAATTAACTATATAATTATGAAAAATAAAAATGTAAATTAATTATATTGCTTTTGCTTTGTATAACCAAAACCGAATATAGTAGTTATATTGAATGCCATCGAGGGTGTATACATTCTTTACAACTTACCAGTTGCTCTTTTTCACTTTAATGTTACCACCTTTGCTGGCTTTCTTCGATTTGTTCGGATCGTAGGCTTCATCGTCATCGTCGTCGGCCATACTTTTGGACATTTCCCAGAATTCTCGGTTACCTAATTTGAAGGGCGGATGATGTTCCGCCTTGTACCAAAACACCTGGTCACAAATATTATTGGTTTTGGCATTGTTATTCAAAACCATACACTCGAAATTCGTCGTGGTAGCATCCAACACACTACAAAATGCCTCAAATGTCGGAAACATACTGGCATAGTTGTCATAAATTTTTTTCCGATTATTTAAATATGGCTCACGCAATATGAAGACATAATCGATATTTGTTCGCAAATTTGGGGGTATTCCGAGCGGATATTGCATAGTTATCACTAACATTACCTTCCAATGACGCCCATTCATGAAAAGCATACGCATCATCTTATCGCGGGTCCATGATTGGTCATACAGGCAATCGTCCATAATAACAAATGCCCGGGGGTCGATGGTCGTTTTTTTATACGTGTCCAGTTCGGTTTTCACCTGTTTCAACACTGTTTTCTGCCGACGGAGCACGTTCTCAATCAGTACGGTGTTGTATTCATCGTGAATAAACAACTTGGGTACATGTTGCGCAAAGAAACCGTTGACCGCCTCACTACCAGATATAACTGTTCCAATCGGAATGTCTTGATGGTAAAACAGGAGGTCGCGCACCAGATAAGACTTACCGGTATCACGCCGGCCGATCAATACGACGACGGGCCCCTTGTTTTCGTCGGGACGGAACGTGATCGATTTCATATCAAATTTTTTTAGTTCCAATGTCATTTAACCTAAATACAAAAGATATATATTCGTCATAGATTTTGCCAAACTACGTTTTCCGCGGTTATCCCCGTACATTTCAATGAAAAAATATATGAGAACCGATTATATTGCTTCATGACACCGAAAAACATAGAATTGGGGTATGTGAAACGACCTTTAATCGACCTCTACCATTTAGAAAAAACCGACCCCACCCAGTTATCTTTAGAAGATCAGGAAAAACACTACAGGCCGCTAAATATTGTAAATTTACAGCAATATCAACCCATTTACTCCCTATTTTTCGACATGACCGAGAACAATTACAACTCTATCCAGTTAAATAACCGCAGGCAAGTCGTGAATATGACCACCACATTTGATACTGAAACAAATCTCAACACCACCAACGACATTTTCATCAAATATTCGCCCCTCTTTGATCCCATTAAATACATGATTGGGAAATATGGTACGAATACCTCTAACCCAGATTTGTTGCTGCCTACCTTCACAGGTATACATGCTCATGATACTACGACCCACGAGAACAATTCCATTTCCCGCAAAAAAATGGATTCCGTCTACAACGCATCGTACGTTGACGGGTTTTTTTGCTATCTTTCTAGCAAACTGTTGAATAACCACGGATTTAAACACGGAATGGATTATTATGGTTCGTATTTGGGTATCCAAAAACAGTTCAAAATGAATATTGTCGACGATTACAGTTATTTGCTGAATTCCACCTTTTTTAATCTTCATTTGAACAAGTTATTCAAAACAACCCACCAGGATTTCATTCATTCCCTCTTGAATAAAAACTCGCGCGCCAATCGCCACAAACTCTTTATTCAAGATAGCACGGAGAACCTTGACACTCTCTCCGCAAACGACCCCCTGGATTTGAACATTGAAGAACTGGACGCGCCTACCCAAACCCACCACGAAAATTCCGGAGACGTATTAGAAAATATTTACCAGCAAACGGAGCCCGTTTACGACACCCATGCCGATAATTCTGATAGCGAGAATAATTACAGCTCAGAAGAAGACACGGCGAGTAACAGTGACGATTTTTCCACGTCCCTCCAGAGTTCCAATGTAGGAGAACACGATTCCGACGAGGATGAAGACGAGGATGAAGACGAGGAAGAAGATGACGAGCCGGAAAATATTTACGCCTACATTAACGATTTTCCGGTACAAATGATTTTTCTGGAAAAATGCGACGGCACATTGGACGAATTGTTCGAATCCGGTCTCGACGATAAACACGCCGCGAGTGCCCTCTTTCAGGTAATCATGACCCTCATTGCTTATCAACGCGCCTTCCGATTCACCCACAATGATCTTCACACCAACAATATCATGTTTAAAAAAACTGAACAAGAATTCTTGTATTATAAATACCAAAACGTCACGTATAAAGTTCCCACCTACGGTAAAATATTTAAAATCATTGATTTTGGTCGCAGCATTTATCATTTCCATGGACACCGGTTTTGTAGCGACAGCTTTTCGCCCGGCGGTGATGCGGCCACCCAATACAATTGCGAACCCTATTTCAATGAGAACAAACCTCGGATTGAACCCAACGACAGTTTCGATTTATGCCGGTTAGGTACATCCATTTTTGATTTTGTTTTCGACATTGACGACCCCGATCATACCAAGAAAATGACCCCCCTACAAGCCACCATTATGAGATGGTGTACCGACGACGCCGGAAAAAATGTTCTCTACAAACGCAACGGCGAAGAACGCTACCCTAATTTTAAACTCTACAAAATGATTGCGCGAAACGTTCACGAGCACACCCCGCAAGCCCAATTGAATTTCCCCCTTTTCAAACAATTCCGGTTTAAGGGTAAGCCTCATAAGATCTTGATGAATATTGACCTCATACCTACCGCATAATACCGCCAGTGGTCCATACATAAAAATCTCATATTTTTATGTAATTATCCCGTTCTCGAAAAATCAAAACGCGGGGGTATCCGTGAAAATTTCGGGGGTTTTTACCGGTAAACCGCTGTTGCCCGTCGCCGCAGGTATACCAAACCACTCCGAAATGTGTTCCTTGAATTGGAAATACCCCAAAATCGGCAGGAATGCGCATCCGGCCACGATGAATGCGTCACGGACCACGAATTTAAGCGGTTTTTCTTCGCGGTCAACAAAACGCATCTCCATTACCTTTACCACGATAAATAACACCGAAATAGTGATGGTCAGTAATACGACGTTCTCCATTTTATTATACAAAAACCCCCAATAATATATATTATGGCTAAACGCAACAAATATTTTCTCCTGTTTTTATTATCCTTTCTACTAGTCCTTGTCGGAATTTTATATTTTGGGTTTTATCGGAAAACAATCTCGGAGACAATGGTAAATTTCGATAACGCCGTGCTGAAAGAATTTTCCTATGGGGATGATAACACCAGTCGTATCCCTAAAATCATTTGGTCGTTTTGGGAAGGAGGTGATAACGTGGTCGTTAACATGTGTATAGAATCTTGGAAACATTACAATCCGGATTATGATATTCGGATTTTGAATAAATCGAATTATTCGGAATACGTCGACACCGATGTTGCCTCCATACAACATTCCCACGATTTTATCGCAAGGTTTTCCGATTATGTTCGCTGTCTGGTTTTGGCCAAATATGGGGGGTTCTGGTTAGATGCCTCCATCATTTGCCATCACCCGTTTTCGTGGGTACATGCCATACAAAATAATACCCGGGTAGAATTTGTAGGCTATTACATTGGTGATGTATTAGATAACAAATATCCCGTAATCGAGAACTGGTTTTTCGCATGTATTCCTGGTTCACCTTTCATGGTTGATTGGGCCGACGAATTTTTATCTACCCGAAACCACAAAACGATCAATGATTATCTCAGCGACGTCAAATCGCAAGGAATCAATACCAGCAATGTGTCGTCACCTGATTATTTAACCATGCACGTATCTGCTCAAAAAGTTATCCAAAAAAACCCCGAAAAATATAATATCTTGGTATTTGCCGCCAGTTCGGGCCCATTTAAATATTTGTCTGACGTAAATTTTAACGACGATGCCGCGGTCAAAAATCTCCTAGATCCCGAAAAACACACTACTTATCACCAATACACGTTTGTCAAGATATGCGGTAGTCAACGTAAAATTATGGAAAAATACGATAAAACCCGTCTACTACCCGCGTTCTCCAATCCTCCAGAAAAATAGCCACCCAGAATTGAATCCTCGCCCTTACAACTCTTCAATGTCGTCCAAAAACACCTCCTCTGAACTCTTGGTCAATCCTTTGTCAAAGTCGAAAATATCGAGTTCCTCTAAATCGACCGCATCTGTATGGATCTTGATACGTTCTTCTTCATCGTCGTCGTCTTCCTCTTCCAATTTACGCTGAATCGCGCGCGATGTACTAATCTCCTCCAAACGTTCAATGGTTTTCGGGGCCTCGATCTCATCCACCTTACCGGTGGACGTGTCCAGAATACTGTCGAAATCGTTGAACGATAATTTAGTCGTCACGGGTGCGTTGTCCACGTTACTGATGGCAGGTACCACCTCCGGCGTCTTCTCTTCTTCCATCTGTTTCGCCAATTTTTCCGCATCCACGTCGGGGGTCGACGACGCCACCGGTTTCTCCTCGGGGACGTTGGGATCCACAATGTTTTCTACCACGACCTCTTCTTCAATCTCCATGCTCTCGTCAGTGTATGCGCGGATAATTTCCTCCGTCGGAATGCTCTCGCGTATCGTCGTCAATATACACTCCTGGACGATGATTTCAAACTCGCGGCTATTCTTTTGTATTTGGAGGGGAGTCACGCTGCCACCGCGCTCAAACAAATACACGTTCATATACGTTTTACGGGCAACGTTGATGTAAGCCTTGTGGAGAAAATTATCCAATTTGGGTATGGAAATGTCAATCTTCTTTTGCTTGTTTCCCACCCGCACACAAGTGAGAACCTTTAAATGAATAATGTGAACGCAGGTGATTAATTCTTCTAAATAATGACACCCCGACCGTTCAATAATACGTTTTCGTTCGGTTTCGATGGTGTTTCCGTTCCATTTAGGAATGTGACTGATCAAATTTTGGAAGTGCATCAGGTATTTGTCCACCTCTTGGTTGTCCACACACATTTTAACCGCCTCATTAAAAATCGATTTAATTCCTTCGATAATCAAGGGGGTCAATATACCAACCAAGCGAGCACACAATTCGTCGCGAGAATGGTATAAATTTGAGGGCTGAAAATCGTCCATGCCTATATCTCTATATGGACGATTTTTTTTACGCAATTTAACGCCGACCGCTACCCTGAGTCGAACTTGCGCAGTTTTGGACCAAACATCTCGTTCAACATGTATAAAATGAGCAATTTCTCACAGCGAAATTCCGATTTCACCTTGTGAAATTTCATCGACAACAAAGCAACATTGGTAATTTCTATTTCGTCACCCATGTGACCTATCGTCTCCAAAAGGTCCAGACACGAATAACCTTGATCATACATCGCGGTACTGACATCTGCCAAACGTTTATGGACCGATCCCTTCTCCGCGCAGAAAGGCCCCGTAAACACCTCGCGTAATAGAGCCGCCACTTTTTCGCGCTTCTTATGTATCCTCTCAGGAATATCGAATTTCTGTCTTAATTTCACCTGATGGAGGTTCTCCACTTCGCCCGCCGCGTTCACATATTCGGGCACATAAATCTCACAAAAACGCGACAAAATGGGGTTCAACAATTTGTGTTTGTTCTCCACCACAATAAAAAATCGCGTGTTATAACTAAACAATTCGATACAACGCCGTAGTGCGGATTGAGCGTCGGTGGTCAAACTGTCCGCGTTGATCAACACAATCGATTTGAACGTTACCCCGTAATTGGATTGTATATTGGTTTTAGCGAAAAATTTCAATTCCTCGCGTATGAATTTGATACCCTTTCCGTGAGAACAATTTACTATCATGACATTGTGTTTGATTTTATGCTTGTTGCCTTCGTAAATTTTATTGAGAAATTCGTATAAAATCGTCTTCTTGCCCGTTCCTGACGACCCGTGAAAAATGATATTGGGTATTTGGTTGTTTTTATGGAAAAAATCGAGTTTTTCGCGTATTTTTTCGTGTAGGACCGGGTTCTCCATCTTTAGTTAGGTATCCTCCAGATTTGTCTATGTTTTTTTTCATAAAAATCTAATTGTATTCTATACTCACCATGCCCGCCAAGAAATCGAGAACCAACGCATCCTCGAAAAAAAACAAAACTGCCAAGAAAACGACCAAATGCGCCACCGGTAGCCACCGTGTCAACGGCAAGTGCAAAACCCTCAAAGCCAAATGTAAAACGGGATATCACCGCCCCGCCCCCACCAAACGCTGCGAAAAGAAATAAACGTCCGGCCACTACCCTTATTCCAATTTCACCACATTCAATTGTTTGGTGAAAACATAGCGCTCGTGATATATACACCGACGCCGTAAATTACATTTCAAGCAGGCAATTACAACATTGGTTTTGTTATGGCCTTCATCGTTGTCTAACCGCTCTAGTGTCCATTGTGACGGTTCTCGGACCTGTTGGTAGAGAACCTGAACCACCGTTTTACAATAAAAACACTTCATTTCACATGCTTTCAGGCTTTCCAAAACACTTTCCAAGTCCACAAACCTCTCGGGGTCAAACAATTCGTTTTTCATGTCTTGAGAACGGTAACCGCCAATTTTTGTCGCAATTTGTCGAGTAGCCAGACGCCGCATTTTCGCATCATACTGTTCTCCAAACAAGTGATTCCATTGCTGTTCGGGCAAGTAGTCTTCCGGCTGAACTGTCCACATTTTTTCTTGGGTCACCACACGAGATTTATTTTCAACGGGCGGGAGAACCACCTGAGATGAATTGGGAAGTAATTCCACCTTGATCTTTTTGTATTCATCCACCTTCGGCAACGTTACCGACATTATATATATTTTATTAAAATGAAATAAACCTAATACAATAATACATAATAAGTTATCTAAAGACAATCCGCATCAATTATGTTTCAAGGTGCCGCGCAAAACCATGTAGAAAATACGGTCGTCAAAGATATTACAGGCCCAACCGCGTCTATTTTTGGTCAGCCCCCATCATTAACCGAAAAAAAAACCGAAAAAAAACCCAAGACAATTTACAACCCGGTCATGTACGGTAAAACCGAAGAAAACACCGAGATTGATCATGCTTCCAAAATTGATCAGCTACTCGAACGGGAAAAACAGCACAATAAGACGGAATCTTGGAATAAATTGGACAAAACCGCCAAAATCCAGAAATTACACACCTTTGCGGAAAAATACGGCAAGGACAATGCCCTCGCCCTGAAAGACATCAAGGCTCTCAAGGCATTTTTCAAAGAATGTCTCGAGAAAAACAAGTTACAAAAAACCAAAGACGTACAATATAATAAGGATACACGCGAAATTATCGCCGTCCCTTCACTTTTTTTAAGCCCCCTTAACCGCAATTTCACCCTGAAAATTATGGATGCCAAGCGGGTATCTACTTTAAAATCGTTGACTCCTAAGCGGGTTTCCGAAACGGCCAAATCCGACGACGAAAACGACGACCTTGAATCGTAGGAAGCGAACACAATTTGTCGGAAATAAATATAGAAATATACTCACGAAATATCTACAGTGGTATTTTGATGATTTTGGTCCTTTTGTTATTTTCTATAATAACAAACCGATTATGTAGCCCATATGGGAAAGAATTATGGATCGGGGGAATATTTCCCTCATCGCAAGACGAAAAAAACGCGGACGTGACGCTCGGTCACGAATTGGCGCGTTCGTTCACAATGGCGATTAAAGATGCCCAACACCTGATCCCGAATACAACATTAAAGTACATTTTCCGACCATTGGGTGCGAATTTTATTACAACGGTCACGCAAACGTCGAATTTATACAATTCCGTCCCCCGTAATTCATTTTTGGGGTTGGTCTCCGGGTTCAAAACCCGCGATACCGATGAAATCTCCGCGGTCATGCTGGATCACAATGCGCTAGTGGCGGTGTTTGGCACGTCCGACCCCACGTTAAGCTACAACAATATTTATCCCAATTTGGTACGTATGATCCCTCAGGACGGGGTCCAGGGAATGATATTGGGGGACGTTTTATTCAACTATTATGGGTTTCGTAGAATTGTCGCGATACATTCTACCAGCTCTTACGGAACCGTACTGTTCAATTATTTCGAAGCGACGGCCTTTAAATACGACGCAAAAATTCTAGCGAGCATTGTTGTGAATGACGGACAGAGTTTCGATTTTGACTACAATTTGAATTTATTGAAACCGTTTGACCCGCGAATATTTGTATTATTTATCGATGATTTACCTACCGCGGCGGCGTTTATAGAAGCCGGCTACAAATCGAATGTATTTAATATTGATACGTTTTTATGGGCATCCGGCAATGTAATAACCAATGACATTATCGATTATTTTTCGAGTCCAAGCGACGCTTATGAAATATTAAACACCGTCGGCCTTTTTGGGGTAACATATAAACCCGACCAATGGAAATTAACCCCCCCGGGTATCGCCTTTTTACGCAATTGGTATTCGACCAAAACGCCCATTTTGAAAGACAATACGGGTTATTTCTGGAATTTATCCGGTTATCCTCTACCCAAATCATGGTTGAAATTATCTCCATATACAGCTTATGTTTATGATTGCGTATTCTTATTCGTCTATGGCTATTTATTTCAACAAAAATATAACAATACCCGTCCAAATATTCCTCCGTCCTATATTAATATGAAAAATTCCATGATTCGGTACATATATGAACAAGGTGTTACCGGGTATTTGAATTTTACGGAAAAGGTTTCTTTTTTACACGATTTTGGGCGGGGAGATATGACGGTGACTACAGGAATATTTGTTTACGCGTACCAGTGCCAAAACCGCGACCAATTTGCTTCTTCCAAATGTTTTAATCGTATAGGTAATTGGACCAACAACCACGGGTTACAATTATGTCGTGGCCAAACGACGGACAACAATACGACGGCATTGTTGGGTCATTGCTATCCTATAGTTTATGGCACCGCAGAAAATATTCCTCTCAAAGATCGGGCTGATCCCATATATTTATTACGCCCCGACGCGTTTATCTACGTGTACGCGGTCTTTGGAATTATTTTAATAGGGGCCAACGGGTTTTTGTATTGGCTACTCTTCCGGTACCGAAACAATAAAATATTGAAGATATGCCAATTACCTATATTGGTTATTGTTGCAGTCTGCCTAACTTTCAGCTATTTGCGCATATTTTTATCCATTCCGGCGATGCCCACCGTTTCCGTCTGTATTGCTCGGAATTGGCTGGGTCATCTCAATTTTACGGCAGTAATTACCATGTTTGTCAAGATGTACCGAACAAATGCCATTGTTAACAACAAGGCTCTAAAAAAGGTGAAAATATCGACCCTTCTCACCATTGGGGTCATATTAGGTATCGATTTTGTTCTAATTCTATTGTTAATATTGTCGACCACCCTGAATAAACCCATTGTTTATGATTCTATCACAACCCTGATTACTGGTCAAGAAATACACGATATCATGTGTTATTCACCCTCTCCGGTTTACGATTATGTATTGTACGCATTCGAAGGCAGTATTCTTATTTATGTATGTAAATTATGTAACGACATCAAAAATGCGTTTGATTCGATCAATGAATCGAAATCGATCGCACTATGTATGGCGGCGATTTTCACATTTACAATGGCCGGATTTGCCATCATATACGCATTGAATTTAATATCTATGATTCAGGAATTCATCACGAGTCTGTTTTTTTTCTTGGCCAATTTCTCCTTCATCGTCATATATTTTTTCTCTAAAACCATGTTACTTATAAACGGGGCGGACCTAGATTCCAAATTTCAGATTGTCTATAACAATGCCAATGGTAGTAATAAAGAGAATAAAATCGCAAATTCGGATTCGCAGAAAGCGTACACAAAGTTTTTGAAAGGACTGCCCACAAACGCCAAAGACTGCGGGGAATTGATTGAGATTTTACAAGAACGCATGATTGTAATTAATATGAAAGGGGCGCAGTCGGACAGTTCGTCGCTGCCTCGCTCAAGTCACAACTTGGAAAGCCGGTTTACCGAGGTAAAACTCGACGAAGAACCACCACAACATTTGTCGTTGAAACCGTCTTCCATACGTATATGAAAATTGAATTTCACCTTTCAAGTTATATAGAAAGATGAAATTATAAGTATTTAGATATCCAAATCCATTTACCCGGAAAGGCACCGCCATGAATGAAGATGAACCCCCAAACTTCTTCGATCACTTTTCGGAAACGGATCTACACGATTTCGACGAAACCCTTCTCGACGTCATTGGAGATGTGTGGGAAACCGAATTGCTTCGTCAATCCAACCCAAATCCGCTTCCCTTCTTCATTCAAATATTCACAGATTATGTTTGCCAAGATTGGATATATTCCGACGCATGTACCGAAGGCAATTACGAGGATATTTACGAATATATTGAAGAATTCTTCGTCCAGTTTCTGGAAACAATGGAACACGAATTCCCGCCCAGGCAGTCCATCGACACGCACCCCCAGACAATGTCCCCCCAAAAACGGGAATTAATTGTCCAAAAAATTAACACACTCCAACAAAAATACCAGCCCGCACAACGTAGCGATGCCTGGTACGAGTACCGCCACAATCTAATCACTGCCAGCAATATTTACAAGACATTGGGCTCGGAATCTCAGCGCAACAGCATCATCTACGAAAAATGTAAACCCTTTACTGCCATTAAAGTCAATTATTTTTCACAGGACCCTCGGCAATGGGGTACTGTGTATGAACCGCTCTCTATCATGATTTATGAGAACCTCTACGGAACACGGGTTGCGGATTTCGGCTGTATTCAACACGACACTTATGCCTGTATCGGCGCATCACCGGATGGTATCAATGTAGATCCGGCTTCGGAACGCTTCGGCCGCATGATTGAAGTTAAAAACATTGTCAATCGTGAAATCACCACCGTCCCCAAAGAAGAATACTGGATCCAAATGCAGGTTCAAATGGAAACGTGCGATCTCGACGAGTGCGATTTCATCGAAACGCGGTTCAAAGCCTTTGAGACCGATGAAGCCTTTTACGAAGACACGAGCGACCACCAAAAGGGCGTCTACCTTTGTTTTGTCGAACAAAACAAACCCACCGACGGATCTAAAATTATTTATTTGAATAACAATAATGACACGCAGACACCTCCCAAATTCGTGTATATGCCGCTGGACGTCGCATGTCACCCCGATGATGTCGACCGCTGGATCAACCAGCAGAAACAGGCATTGCGGCCCGACTACATACTCCATTCCACCCACTACTGGTATTTGGACGAATTCTCATGTATTTTGGTTAAACGCAACCGCCTGTGGTTTCAAGCGGCCCTCCCTAAAATTCTGGAAACCTGGGACATCATTGAACAAGAACGCAAAACGGGGTACGAACATCGGGCGGCAAAAAAACGCGCGACTGCTGCCGGCAACATTGTTTTGGAATCCGCCCCCTCTATCATGAAAGCCGACCCCTCTATCATGAAAATTTTCGTGTAAAATTACACAATGTATCCCTTGTAATCGTACGGATTCACGTCATCGCGCAACCGTATACCCATTTGAATCGTGGACTGCGTGCTCGATTGAAATATGATGGGATTTTTATACGCATAAACGTGAATTTTCTTCTGTTGAATCATCCGCGAAATAAATGCGTCCAACTGACCGTCGATGTGGATGCTTTCCACTTCATCCACCAGTATTCGGGCGCCTTTTTTATTGATGATGTAGCCATGTAGACCCCAGAATCCCGAGGGTTCAATAAAATTACCGGTTACCACAGGATTGATCATGCGTATAAACCCAAACAACACCATGTCCCAGTTTTCGGGAGCATTGACCATGGATTCTTGAATGGTTCTGAACCCGTGGGTATCGATCACACTGTCGTCTTCCAAAATAATATAATAATCGTTGCGCTTGTCACTCAACAGTTGCTTCGCTAAAGTATAATGGCTCAAAAAACAGCCGATTGCGCCGCGGGTCAACTGGTAATGATGAGTGCGATACCCTTTTTTTTCTACGCGTTTCAACTCCTCCGTGGCTTCGGGAGTCAGCCACACCTCTATGTTTACGTTTTTACCCAAAATAGCGGGAAACCGCCTGAGGGGGATTTCGCGTATGTCAGATACTTCGTAACTCTTGGTAATTTGTTGAAGACGGTCCGGATTCCGGTCTAGATTGATCACATAGGTTGTCGTGTTCTTGCTAGTAATCAACGTTTTACCGTGGTTGTCCGGATAGTAATTATACATCATGAATAACACGTAAAACACCGCCAAGGTAAGCAGTAATATTACTATATTTTTTATACCTCCCGCCAGCATGGATAAATTTCTGTATATATTGTAATGAGATTTAAACCCGTTTCGTGGTTCGGAAAACGGATCAAGTCGCCCGATGTAATTCAATTCGGCGGACTATTCCTACTATTTCTCGCCGTACTCGGCATCGTGTTTGGAATCATGTATTCCTTGGATTATGAAAGACATACAAACGTTGTGCGCGACAATATCCTTACACCTTCGCGTATTGTAAATGCGAGTGGTAACACCTCACATCAGGAAGCGTTCGGCAGCATGTCCCGAAAACGCCGCATCGGTATTGCCAACATGATGAAAAATCCCGTCGATTTGCCCCTCTGGTTGAAATATCACCGCAATTTGGGCATTTCCAAGTTTTTCATTCGGTTGGAAGACAGTCCCGGTTGGGAAGAGTATTTAAAAGACATGGACGACGTTTACATGGAAGCCGGCGCAAGCGACGAATCGGGTAACAATTATACCACTGTTATTGACCGCCAGGTCAAGTTTGTCAACAGTATACTGCGCGATACGCAAAAGACGCGGGACCTGGATTGGATCATACATATCGATGGCGATGAACTCATTCACGGAGACATTGACGCACTCTTGCGTCAACCCCCTAACGTTAAAACGGTCAAATTCATTAATGCCGAAGCTATATTTAAAGAACCCAAAAAACGCGACACATGTTTCACTGCCACCAATTTTTTACGCTGCGATCAGGGGGCACCGTGTAAATCGTATGTCAACGGAAAAGCCGCGGGGAGAACCAACGACCCCAACGTGTATTTAGCCGGATGCCACGATTTTGGGTACAAGGGAGATGGCACGAATTACCAAATGCCGTTTGAAACCCTGCACGTCCTCCATTTTGAAGGTTGCTCTTTCGGGGGTTGGGTTGAAAAATTTTACCACATGAGCAAGGGCGACAAGGGTGATATGCCGTTTCCATATTACAAGGAAAGTATTGTTGCTGCCACAAAAGCCCACGACATGTACCAGGCAAATAAAATGCCCGACCCCACCCAATTCAATTCCGGACAAATCTACAACCTGAATTCACCCATACCCATATAGCGAAAAACGCGGTAAAATTGATTTGTTTTCGTCATTTTGTACCATACCGTACCCACAATTCCTGTATTGGACAAAACATGACTACCCCTTACACCGTTGTACCAGCCGCGTTCCGCCTACCGCTCATGCGCCCCAAGCGCGTTCCCGGGGTGGATTACGAGCAAGCTATGCGGGACTATCTGGCCGAAGTAGACCGACGATTTGCGACGGTCACACCCGACGCCTCGACCCAAGAGGCTAATACAGTTGAAGATGAAGATGAAGATGAAGATGGAGACGAGTACCTGAGTGACGGCGGTACCACCCTCGATTTTGAAGATGAAGATGAAGATGAAGACGAGTACGAATACTTGAGTGACGGCAAATACCAAGAAAACCCCATGCACGCCCCCAAAGTGTCTCGCGAACGGCGAACACCGGCCGAACTCCAAGAAAAGATGTCCGACGCGTGTTGTTTTTGTCTGGAGGATTTAACGCGGGCGCAGGCGGTCACCACCGACTGCCATCACTCATTTTGCGAAACATGCTTCCAAAACTACCAAAAAACAACGTGTCCCTGCTGCCGACAAAAATTCCGAGAACTCACTACCTACTATTCTGATAGTTAGTTTTTGTGCCGATGTAACCTAATAAATCAACCCCCCCATCTTTTTTACTCCACCGTAATATTTACAAAAATAATATAAACGCTTCTCTTATATTATTTTAGATAAAAGGGCACACATGACAACATTTGATTCCACTGATGAAATGCGTGTGACCAAACGCAACGGAGAATTGGAAAACATTGAATTTGATAAAATATTAACGCGTATCCGATCTACCGGTCAAGAGGCGGGTATTTCCATCAATTACACGGCGTTGGTCATGAAAGTCATCGATCAATTGTATGACCGCATTTCTACAACCAAAATTGACGAACTGACTGCGGAACAGTGTGCTTCCATGTCGTCTATTCACCCGGATTACAACATTTTAGCCGGAAGAATTATTATTTCAAATCACCACAAAAATACAGGGTCGTCCTTTTCTGACGCCATGCGCATTCTTTATCATTATTTGGACAAACACGGCAAGCAGTCGCCCCTTATCAGCCAAGAACTCTACGATGTCGTGATGGCCAACGCGGAAACATTGAACGCATGGTGCGATTTTTCCCGCGATTATTTGATCGATTATTTCGGCTTCAAAACCCTCGAGCGCGCCTATTTGATGAAAACAAACGGAAAAACGATCGAACGCCCCCAGTTCATGTGGTTGCGCGTGGCTCTCGGCATTCACGGGTCAAATTTGGAAAAAGCGCGGGAAACCTACGACCTCATGTCACAAAAATATTTCACCCATGCGACTCCGACGCTTTTCAATGCCGGTACGCCCCACCCGCAACTTTCCAGTTGTTTTCTTTTATCCATGGAGAGTGACAGCATCAACGGCATCTACAACACTCTCAAAGATTGCGCCAATATTTCGAAATGGGCGGGCGGTATCGGTCTCCACATTCACAACATCCGCGCTTCGGGGAGTCATATTCGCGGAACCAACGGGAGTTCCAACGGCATTGTCCCCATGTTGCGAGTATTTAACCACACGGCCAAATACGTAGATCAGTGTTTGGATCCCGAAACCATTGTTTACACCAAACGCGGTGCCATTCCTATTAAAAAAATCGTTATTGGCGACGAAGTTATTACCGACGACGGACAGTTTTATGAAATTGGCAAAGTCTTGGACAGTCACTATTCCGGCGATTTTTATAAAATGGATATTCACCATACCTTGCGCCCCCTCTTCTTGACCGACATGCATCCGCTCTGGTGTATTAAAAATACCGATCAGATTGATTGTTATCACATCCGCAACTTGTTGGATAAAAAATTGCTCCAGCCCGATTTTATTGAAGCCAAACATATTCACGCAAATGATTATATCGGGTTTCCTATTCCGAAATACGAGAAAGATATACGCGAATATACCGAAGACGATTGCCGGTTTTACGGGATCTTTTTAACCAGTATGTCTACCCAAAATACGTACATTAAGCCGTTGATCACCGGTGATATATCGGTGGATGCCCCCTTTTATATCCAATTTCAACGCCACACGGCGCCCCCATCACCCTCATCGCGCAGAATGTCGCATTCGGTCGTATCACGCAGATCGTCACTCGCATCTAATTCGCCACCGCCATCCTTATCGCACACCTCTACCGTGTTTCAATTCGAGCCGTATGATTTGGAGGACGCATCGCCGAAAAAAACGTCCGAAGCTATGACAATCGAATTTATTGAACACTACCTCAATTCATACAGTATACCGTTTGAAAAAATACATACCAGCGACGGTGTGAAAATTACGTGGAACCGCAACCACCGGTTTAAATTCACCTACGAAATGTTTTACGAAGGCGTCCCCGCACTCTTACATCTTCCCAAGCACAAAACATTGAAATTGATCCAAGGAATTTTGGAAACCGCTCGCCTCGCCATGGACGAAAAATACGTCATTGTCAACTGTAGTTCCAATATCACGGAACATTTACGATACATGTTTTTACGCCTGGGCACATTGACTTCGGGAAATACTAATACACTGAAAATACCCATCAATGCTTATAACGCCATGTTTAACATTGACGTGGTGGTTCACGACACATCTGCGGAATATTTTGAATACAATGGCTATTTGTTCAGTTGCGTCAAAGAAAATCTCCTGGAAAGGGCCTTGAATCGCAGAGTCATTGATATCGAAGTCGACCACGACGACCATCATAATTTTTTGACCCACCACGGTCTCGTTAAAAATGGGGGCGGTAAACGTAACGGTTCTTTCGCCATCTACCTCGAGCCCTGGCATGCGGATATTGAACTCTTCCTTCAAATGCGCAAGAATCACGGCGACGAAGAACTCAAAGCCCGCGACCTCTTTTATGCCTTGTGGGTCCCCGATCTCTTCATGGAACGCGTGAAAGCCAACGGTTCGTGGACGCTCATGTGTCCCGACGAATGCCCCGGTCTCTCTGACGTTTACGGCGACGCCTTCAAAGAGTTGTACGAGGGTTACGAAGCCGCGGGTAAGGGGCGAGCGACTTTGAAAGCCCGCGACCTCTGGTTCCAAGTGCTCGATGCCCAAATGGAGACGGGCACGCCCTACCTTTTGTATAAAGACGCTGTCAATAAAAAATCGAACCAGAAAAATATTGGCACCATTAAGAGTTCAAATTTATGTACCGAAATTTGTCAGTACTCTGACGATAAGGAGTCCGCCGTCTGTAATTTGGCCTCCATCGCACTTCCCACGTTTTTGGATTATTCTACGACCCCACCCACCTTCCATTACGACAAACTCCACGAGGTCACCAAGGTCATCACCGAAAATCTGAACCGCATCATCGACCGCAACTATTATCCCACGGAAAAGACGCGCCGCTCCAACATGCGTCATCGACCCATCGGGATTGGTATCCAAGGGTTGGCCGACACCTTTATCCTCATGGATATCGCTTTTACCTCTGATGCGGCCAAACAGGTCAACCGCCAGATTTTCGAGACCATTTATCACGGCGCCCTGGAGCGTTCCTGCGAACTGGCCCTGAGCGAGGGACCATACGAAACATTTGTGGGTTCGCCCGCTTCCCAAGGCATCCTCCAATTCGACATGTGGGGTCACGACCCCGGGAATGCGCGGTACGACTGGCCGGCCATGAAAGCTCGCGTCCAACAACACGGCCTACGCAATTCATTGTTGTTGGCGCCCATGCCCACCGCGTCCACGTCACAAATCCTCGGGTTCAACGAATGTTTCGAACCCATCACCAGCAACATTTACAGCCGCCGCACGATTGCCGGCGAATTTGTCCTCACCAACAAGTATTTGGTACGGGATCTACTCGCACTGGGTTTGTGGAACGACGCCATCAAAAACAATGTCATTGCCAATAACGGCAGCATCCAACACATTGACATCATTCCCCCGCATATTCGCGAAAAATACCGCACAACGTGGGAAATTCCCATGAAAACGGTCATTGATATGGCCGCAGATCGCGGGGTCTTTGTCTGCCAATCGCAGTCCATGAACACGTGGATCGAAGAACCCTCCTACAATTCACTGACGTCCATGCACTTTTACTCTTGGGGCAAAGGACTCAAGACGGGGATTTATTATTTGCGCCGTCGAGCCGCCCATCAGGCCCAGCAATTCACCATCGAACCCGAAAAACGCGACCGCGCAGGCAGCGAAATGGAAGAAGAGGTCTGTGAAATGTGCTCCGGCTAATTTTGTGGGGAGTGTAAATATATGTAATGTAAAATTATAACAATGACGATAGTAACTGTGAATACAACCCTCGGCAACCTCCAAAGCTCGACCGTCACGGGAAATACAGTTATTATCCCCAATGGTGTTTACACATGGACCGGACGGTTATCAATAATAGGAAATAATATTACCGTCCAATCCGCAACACCCGGAGGAGTTGTATTTATTGGGGGGAATATATCAGTGGATATTTCTGGAAATAATAACACAATAACCGGTATCCAATTTGTTAAAACGTCGGCAAATATGGGATTAAGCAAGTTAAAAGTAAGTCAAGCAGGAAAAAACGATTTGATAACTGTTTTAGGCAATAATAACACCGTTTCATATGTAAATATCGACAGTGTTTATGCTTTACATTTTATAAATGTATTAGGATCTTCACAGTACACGACAATAAAAAACGTAAATATTCAAAATAAAATGATTGATATTAGTGGAAATTTGATAAGCAGTATGATTCAATTACAAGGAAGTCCTACAGTAACAAACAATCATTGGATTCATCATTGTACCTTTCAAGGAATGACATATGGAAACGGCGGTGATAATGGGTGTGAGTCGATACGTGTTGGTGATAGCAGTTATTCGACATGTAATCTAAATACAATCATTGAATATTGCGTATTTAATAATACATATCTGGCAGATAGTGAAACCATTTCCGTAAAATCAATGAATAATGTCATTAGATACAATACGTTTTCTAATAATTTAGGTTCATTTGTAAGTTTTCGTAATGGTAATAATAATGTTGCCTATGGTAATTTTTTTATAAATTCGTCGGGTATTCGTTTCAAACAAGCATCCAATATATCAGTGTATAATAATTATTTTTTTCAAAACGATCAGCCGTTGAAATTTGTGAATGTAAGCAATTATGTAAATTATAAAGCGTTATACCATAACAACATAAATATACAAAACAACACATTTTATAATTGTTTATCAATTCTTTTGGACACATATGACACAAATAATTGTGTGTTGGCGAATAATATTATATACGGAGACGGTAACGGAATACCATTGCCTGTTCCAAACGTCATGTCAACCGTACCACCTTTGTATCCTAATTCCGGTTGTCAAACGGATACCTCGGGAAATATTCTAATGGTTGTGAATGGTGGTTCAAATCCGCTCATTATAGGCAACATCAATGGATTTATTCTCACAAGTAATATATATTTTGGAACATTGGGGCAACCTATTACCGGGTTTATAAACATTGACCCGAAACTACAATTAAATGGTTCGGGATATTACAGCATTGTTACAGGAAGTCCGGCAATAGGAAATAGCAATATCCCCGATGGTCCTTTATTGTCAATACCTGGTATAAACACGGATCAATCACTTATTTACGACATAACCGCACAGACAAGAAACTCGTCACCTATAGATATAGGGTGTAATCAAATAACAACTGTATCGTCGGGTTTAATTGTCAATAAACCGTTATCGGTCGCAGATGTGGGTGTGTTGTATTCTACTTATACGCCTACCGCATCCTAAACAGCTATAAATACTTGACCAAAATGAGGATCACGCCGATGTACCTACGGCTTATACTCACTATTTACCCCAATAAATATTTTTTTCAGAAAAAACATAAATACTTAATGTTCATAATTATAATATGGACATTAATGCGCCCGTTTCACAAACCTCCACCGAGCTATGTTTCATCATGAACTATTTTGGCAGCGACAAGGGCGACCCCGAATTTGTCAAACGCCATAGTTATACCCGGCTCTATTATCCACTCTTTGTGCCCGTGCGCGACCGCCCTCTCCGAGTTTTCGAGCTGGGATTGGGTACCAACAACCCGAATTTTCCGTCCAATATGGGCGTCGACGGCAAACCCGGCGCATCGCTGCGCGGCTGGAAACAGTTTTTCCCACAGGCACAGATTTTCGGTGCCGACATTGACACCGGCATCTTGTTTCAAGAAGACCGCATTCGCACCTTTTATTGCGATCAGGGGTCCCCCGACGCTATCCGACACCTCTGGGACCAAGAAACGCTCACAGAACCCTTTGACATTATTATCGACGACGCCTACCACGTCTTTGATTACAACGTCGTCTTCTTCGAAAATAGTTGGCATAAACTGGCTCACCGCGGCATCTATATAGTAGAAGATATCATGTATTACACTCTGGATGGGTGGCGGGAAAAAATTGCGCAATGGCAGCAACAATTCCCTTTTTTTACCTTTCGGTTGTGCGTCATTCCCCACCCACACAATGGCGACGACAATACCGTCTTAATTATACAACGCACTACGTAGATGTGGGGATCTGACGACTACAACGACGCATCTCGACAAAACATCTTAAACACGCCTCGGTATCTACATTCGCATCATGTGCTCCCTCCAAAGGAACCTGAAACAAATGTTCGTACAGCTCCCCCAGCTTCGGCATCTTTTTATACGCCCGCCCTCCGGGATATTTCGACGGCACCATAATGTTACATATATCACGCCCCATGGTTCCCGTACACACCGAACGGATGTGATGTAATTCATTGTAAGTTTCGTTGAACATGAAACACGCGTCCATCATGTCGGGGAAAAACTCCAGCGCGTAACGCTGTATCTCAATCTCTATCATGCGCCTATCGAACGGCATATTGTGCGCTACTACCGCGTCACATCCACAGTAGGCCTTGTAGAATTGCCGGAGTGCGTCAATCGTCGATACCCCCCCGTCGCATTTTTCACGCGTGATTCCCGTTAGTGTGGTAATAAATGGCGTTATCTCAACATCCTGCGGGATATTGATATATTTATTGTATTTCTTTACGATGCGGTTCTCCACCATGTCATACACAATGAAACACAATTGGGTAATATGTGGCATGTTCTCTATCGCATATAATTCCTTCTTCGGAAAGAGACCCGTCGTCTCCGTATCAAACACCAACACATACCGCATGTAAGATACGGGGAGCGCCGACGTCATTGGTTCCACTGAAGAAGACATTGTTGTTGAATAAAATAACAATATAAACGTTTGGATCAATTTTTATCTATCTGATGGCCGCGTGTACCTTTGTCACCTCTTTTTTTCATATTTATACCCAAGAATACGATGAACGCAAAACCATTCCTTGGCGCATCCAGCGCTTTCGCGAAATTGCGGGAACGGGGATACATATATGTGTCGTCACATGTCCGCAGTTCTCCGCAGACGTGGAAGCCTTGGTCGCCGAATTTCCCGGCAATATTCGTATGATGGTGGTCGACCTGGGGTCCACGGCAATTGCCGGGTTCGTTGCTCAACACGCACCTCTCCGCTTACCCGCACTACGCAACGAACCCAAGGATACGGTGGACTATTTGACCGTCATCAACGCCAAAACGGAATTCATGATGCGAGTTGTCACGGAAAACCCCTGGGACTCTACCCATTTTGCCTGGATCGATTTCAATATTTCACACGTGTTTTTCGACCTCGAACGCAGTCTCCGGTTTCTACAGTGGGTGGGTTCACGCGACCACTATGCCGACACCTGCTTCGTCATTCCCGGCTGCTGGGACAAGTGGTCCGGCGAGCATGTGGACGAAATCACCGACCGCATCCATTGGCGCTTCTGCGGCGGCTTCTTTCTGGGAGACGCAGCCGCCATCCGGCGGTTTCACACACTGTATTTGGAGCATTTCCCGCGGTTCTTGGCCGAACATGGTACCTTGGTCTGGGAGGTCAATTTCTGGGCGTGGTTGGAGACCAACACGGATTGGCTGACGGCGTACGAACCCGCCCACGGTTACAAGGCCTGGTACAAGGCCGATCACAACGACACTATTATCGGCGACATGTGGGCACGAACGGTATCGCGACGGGTCTTGGACATGCCCGGGGTCACGACCGCGATGTATGATTATCCCGCGGTCGATGGTTACCATGCGTCGTCTGCGGCCTACCTGTTCCACGGAGGCAAACACTGGCTCAACACGCGGTATGTCAATTACTGGTATTATCCCGATGGGTGGTACATGTTTTACGACGGTACTAGCATCATTCGCAGCAAAAACGTGCTGTCGGAACTGGATCCGGACACCATGTTGCCGCTGAATTACATGGAAATGGCCGAGACCATCGATTTGCCCGCCTACGAGATGTACTCGCGGGGCATCGAGGACCTGCGACTGTATGCGACGGCGGGGGGGACGGTGAAGTACATTGCGACCACGGTGGGGTACCATGCCACGGGAGGCAACCGCATGGTCGTCGGGGAGTACCGAGTAGATGCCGGCGATTTGGCCGATTCACAAATCATTGAACCACCCACCGATACCTATGTCGAAAAGAATTGGGTGCCCCTGGTATTGGACAACCCGGACAGCGAATTCCACGGACGCGAACTGTTTATTTACGGGTGGTCGCCATTTACGGTGGGCGAGGTGAAGGGAAATAGATTGGAGATTGTTTATCAGACGGACAAGACCAGGGGGGCGCCCTTTTTTCATAAGATGAAGGGGTCGGCCAATTTCGTCGATACGGGGGGAGTGCTGGTGGGAGTGGTTCATTTTAGCGAGGAATTGCGGCCGCGTCATTATTTCCATGTGTTGGTGGAATTGGACCGGAATACTTTAGCGCCTTTGCGATACAGCGAACCGTTTTACTTTTCGGCAGTAAGCATCGAATTTTGTATTGGGTTCTCGTTGCGCGGGGGAGAGTACTGGTTCTGGATTTCTCGGATGGACCGTGACCCAATAGTGGTAAGGGTTCCGGAAGAAAACTTTGGAGAAAATGCTTGGCGAACTTTTTGAATAGGTCGGATAAATATATATCAATATTTTGTATAGTATACATATTATTGATATAGAAGAATGCCAAGCAGTGGATCAAGCAGTGGATCAAGCAGTGGATTACCGCCAGAGAATCCGGCAGCGGCAGCGGTGGATGCGGCAGCGGTGGATGCGGCAGCGGCAGCGGAAAAGGGAGCGGGAACGCCTGCGGGAACGCCTGCGGGAACGCCTGCGGGAACGGCACAGGGAGCGGATCCGGCAGCGGGAGCGCCACCGGGAGCGCCACAGGGACCGCCACAGGGACCGGGAGCGGCAACGGCAGCGGGAACAGCGGTATCGGGTAAGGGAGAGGGAGCGCCACAGGGAGCGGCATCGGGAGAGGGAACAGCGGGAGC